TCGGTGTTAAAGTAGAAGTCATTACTGCAGAGTATATGACCCCGCGCCAAGTTAAAAACATGAAACGTCTACGTACGACCTGTAAGTATGAAAATACTTATGGGGAGCGGTCTTCTAAGACCAATCGGGATAATATCCCGCGTACGTTTAATACAATGGAAGGAGAGCTCAAATGAGATCTACCAACCATGTAACGTCATGTCACTACAAGCATCATCCGAAAGGAAGGCGTCCTTCAAAGAAGGCCGCCAAACCAAGCTTACAACGATCGCGAGTAAAATCGCGAAAGTTGCAGGCTTTGCCGTTGAGATTACCAAAGTACTACCCTTGGGAAGTACTGCGACTAGTCTCATCGGAGTTATCGGGAGAGTTACCCGAATCATTGTCCGCTCGACTCGAAAGCGCCATTAGGCGCCGCGATACAGCGGAATTATTAATGATCGGAACAGATTACGGCTTACAGAGTATCAGTCGTAATTACGGTAACGAGCCGCTACATAAAGTAGCCGCCGTCCGTCTCGTCTCGTCGCTGATTCAAAAACACGAATCGGTTTGCCTAGGGACACCTCAGGAAAGAAGAGAACGATGTTTGCGCGATGTAATTGCGCTTGATCGTGATCTCGATTACTGTAGAGATGTCACTCGCAGCCGCGTGTTCCAAGAGATGAAGGTTCAGATTCTCCGATTACTCGGACCTGAGCCTGATATCGAGGAAATCAGCTTGTGCTGTCGTCATGGTCCTGGTTCCAGTACTGAGCATAACTATGATCACCGATCTTCGTACTTTAAGTACGAGAATTGGCCATACGTATGCTCACCTGCAGCACGTGACCTGTTAAGGCATGTTATCTCCTCTGACCCAAGATGGGTCGGAGCGCTAGAGAGCTCATATCGAGAGCGATATCGTTTAACTCCGTATTGCATCCTTAATCAAGATGCTTTCTGGAACAACGTTATTCGCTCAGAGCTACCAGCGAATCGGATAACATGTGTACCGAAGGATGGAACGAAAGATCGTCCCATTGCAATCGAGCCACCTGGTAATGTCTACCTGCAACTAGGTATCGACGGGGTTTTCCGAAAGAGGCTTCGCCTCGTAGGAAACTCAATAGATACCCAAGAGCGGAATAGACGTTTGGTACTGGAAGCGGAAGAACGTGGCCTAGCCACGATCGACCTTTCTAATGCCTCGGATACGATCCATAGAGATATGGTTCGCGATCTATTGCCAAAAGGTTGGTTCGAATTGCTCGATAGCGTTCGCAGCCCTTACGGGATGCTACCTAATGGAGAAGCTTGGCGTTACGCCAAGATCTCATCCATGGGGAATGCTACAACCTTCGTGCTAGAGACAGCGATCTATTGGTCGTTGCTCGCGGCTGTTAGTGTATGCTACGGTCATCCATCGGACACTAAAAGTGTCTTCGGTGATGACCTAATATGCATGCGCTATCTCAGCAATACTGTACTCATATATCTAAGACTCATAGGCGGCCAGCCAAACGAAACCAAAAGTTTCGTTACTGGTGTCGTCTATGAATCCTGCGGTGTCGATGCCTTTCGAGGCAAAGACATTCGACCGGTATTTCTAAAGAAATTACCGGTTTCAGACTTAGATATATACGCTGATCGAAACCGGCTCCACTTATGGTGGAAAAAGTTTCAAGGCGTTCGGATCCCTGCGTCCCTTGACGCATATTTCTTCAAGTTTTTGAAACTCGAACCTATGTTCGGGCCAGAAAACCCAGAAGATATCCGGTCCACCCTCTTCGAGGAGGACTGGAGGGATTCGTACTACAGAGCATATTGTGAAACTGTACGTGAGATCCCTGCAAGGGATTTCATGTTCAGAAAGCTAATGCACACGTTACGGGGTTCCTCTGAGGGCGGTATGTTTGCCGTCAATGAGGTCTCGAAGCGTCTTAACGTCGTTGACCGGGTCTTCCTCCGTTCGAAAGAATAGAGGTTGCCTCTCAACGGGACACAGCACCGCGGCGCCAGCAATGGCGCCGTTGTCCTTTGTCTCCTGAC